CGCCGCAATCGCGAACACCAAAATAAAAGGAGAGAGAAGTTTTGCCAGAAAAACCGCCAATAAATACATGAGGCAAAATCACTCCACTAAATCCCGCAGCCAGGGCTTCAATCCAAAATGCGCCGCAGACCGCGCACCCGGCAACGATGCGCCTGGCAGTTGTCTGATAATGGCGTTTGCACCCGATTTTTTCAAGTCACCGCTTGTGACCTGCCCGGCGAACGTTGCTAAATCCTCAAATGTACCAAGAGACGGACCAAGGATTGCCCCGGATTTATTCCGCGATGCATACCGCGAAACGCCGCCGCTCCTGTCTTCATCTTGTGCCAGCGCCTGAATCCCCGTGGTAATGCCTGGCGCCAGATTGAGTTTTTCCATTGTGTTGGAAATCTCGAACGGAATTGTCAAAATACCAGAGCGATCCAGACCATTAGCGACCCAAAGGCCCGGGTTATCTAAAAGCCGTTCAGCTTCCTCCATGCTGCCACGTTCAGCAAACTTCAAATAGGAAATCATCATCCCAAGCGTTGAGGCAAACACTATGCTTTCCGCCAGCCGTTGCGGGCTTTCCTGCATCCCGGCAATAAGAACCCTTTGATGCGATGCCATGCCGAAACTTTTAAATTGTGTAATTAACTTTCCGGTATTCGTCCGGGTCCACAATGGCTGATCGGCCACGCCTTTTGTGACGATTGTCCGGTCAACGTCCTTATTTAGCGCTGCCGCCCATGTTCTGGCTGCTTGGTGGTCGTCCCATTTTGATACGTTAGCGCCCCATATGCCGCGTTCCTGCAGACCGTGAGAATTGATCTGCTTTGATATCCGCCGTGCCATATTTTCACTGACGCCAAGATACGCCAAATAGGCTCGGTCTTTCTGTGATGCCTTTTGCCAATTCATCGCGGTTCTAGCCATGCGATTTTGCGTCATCACCGATGCAATAGTTTTCATCATATCGTTCCAATACGCCAGCCCGGTCATCTTACTGAATGTGGTGGACGCATTGGAGATGAATTTTTCATATCGCGACCCGCGCGCGTATGGGTCTTGCAATTCAGCCATGGTTGCCATGCGGGTATTCATAACGGCTTCCGTAACCGCCCCCAGGTCACGGGAATCAGCACGACTTATTTTTGCCGCCCTTGTCTGTGATATCAGCGCCGGGAGAGCCTCGCGCATTGATGCCCGAACGCCATGCACCGCAATCGGCCTTGCTGCATCTGTCATGCTGGAAAGTGTCACACCACCAAGCTTTGTGATGTAACTCCATGTCAGCGCACCGCGTGTAATCTTGCCCCAGACCGAAGATTCCTCAGCCTGCCTATAAGTACCTCGGATTAAATCCCGGAAAGCCTCGATATTTGCAACATCCTCAGCGCGCCGCCTTTCAATCTTTGCGCGTTCCTTTGGTGTTTTGGCTTCCTTGGCTAGCGTCTCATAATCCTTGTTGATGGCGTCGATCTGTTCTGCCATGTCAGCGCGTCCGAATTTGGTGGCCAGTTCCACATCAGCAGCCATTACCCGCGTGTATCTGCGCAGTACGGCCTCTATATCGTTTTCAAGAAACTTCTCTATCAGTTCGTCAGGAATATTAAATGTACGTTCTTTCAATGGCCCGCGCTTAATTGGCACAATCCATTCCGGCACATCGCCATTACCGCGCCCGGTCAGGTTTTTGAGAATATCTGTAATGACATCATCAATGTAATCTGCCCGATCGGCATCAGATACAAAATCTGGTGTTTTACGATTGCCCCGGAGTTTTGTCTTTTGCGCTTCCAGCATTTCCGCTTGCTCAAACATGAAATCATCAAATCCACGCGGGATAGGTTCATCAACCCTTGATCCCATGTCTTTTCTGATATCGTCCATTTTGACATTCGTATCGATACCGCGCGAGGCCGCCCAATCGTCAACTGCCGCTGACATATTGTCCAATTCATCCATCTCGCGCGCTATATCTTCCGGCAGAAGCCTTGACCCGGCTGTTTCCTCAGATATCGCCCGGTAGATTTCATCCGGGAGCGCATAGCCATTTTGATCCGTTTCAACGTTGTTTTTCAGAAATGCATAATCATCCGCAACGATGTTATCTGCAGCCGTCAGCCCTGAGTCTTTCCGAAATAGACCAGGCGCAGTTTTGGGCGTAATATCCATACGCGCCAATTCATCAGCCAAGGGGGAACCAACCCGAACGCCGCCACGCTGGCGCAATAGATTGAGCGTTGGCCGTTTGGACATTTTGGGGCCACCCTTACGCACATGGCGCAAGGCTTCCAGCATTACATCATCGTCAAAATCTTCTGGCCCGACAGGGATCGGATCAGGCTTGAGCGCTGATAAATCAGATTCATCTAATTTGCTTAATTCATCATCGAGATACTTTGCCGCAATGCGCCTGAATTCTGGCTCCTCACCAATCAGCATGGCCCTGTTCCAAATCCTTGTGACATAGCTTGCAGCTGTTGTTACCTGTACATCTTCTGGCAGTAGCTTTGCATCCTTGGCGCGCTGTAACAGCGGGTCAAATATCTTTTCTCGTGCCTCTTTTGCCGCTTGGGTAACGTATTTGTTGCCATCCATAGCCACATCGTCGCGACGGCCAGCCCTTGCGATTGCTTCCGCGAATTCTTTCTTGGTTCCTGCGTAGCCATCTTTACGCGCGGCGCGATAAAGCGATTTGCTGGACTTTATCCAAGACGCCATTGCGCCGCGTTCGTATTCTTTCACCAGATTTTCAACAGCAGGACCAAGCGTTTTGCCTTCCATATTCATTTTGGTATAAATCGGGCTATCAACCATCTGGTTGTAAATCAGGCGCGTTTGCTTGCTTGGTGATTGCATGGTTCGCACGCCGGGATTTAACCGAACAGAAGATGTTGCAGCCGCCAGAGCCTGAGCCGCACGGTTACCGCCAATATCCAAATACGAAAGGTCTATATCCTCGACCGCTGATGCGCCGAGAGACTGGGCACGGCTAACAATGGTATTCGCAATTTCTACAGGGTCTGCGACCTCCCCGGCTAAATCTTCCTCGATGCGCTTTGAAACGGCGGCCCATTCCACTTTACTAAAAAACTTTGCACCAGCGGCGCCAAGCAACCCTCCCAGAACAGCAGAACCGCCAATAGCCGCCGCAGATTCACCCGGTGTTCGTGTGTATTGTGTGGATTGTAAAACGGATTCCTGAGCCGCAACACCAACAGTGGCACCAGCGGCGACGGAAGCTGCTGATTTAATCCCTGAATAACCAGCGCGGCCCGCACGGACCAAAGCGCCGCCGGGGATTGCCATTGTCGGATCAGCAATGGCCGCAAAAATATCCAACGCCCACCCGCCAGGATAAGCGCCCCTTATTCTTTCATCTTCATTTTCCTGATCAATCTTTGCTTTGACCGCCTTATGAGTACGCGCATTGAATACATTATCAAAACGGCCCTCCTCAATATATTTTTCATACCCGGAAATATCATCAAATGGATTAAACCCATCTTCGATTTCATCAAAGTTTTCAACAGAACGTGGCGCGGAGACCAATGAAGAGCCAACAATGTTTACAGACCGAAACGAAGCATCCAGAGCCTCACGAAAAGACGGAGGTGGATTGTCATGCTCAGACAGCCCGATTGTACCGCCAACCGTTTCATCTTGAATCAATCCATATTGAATATCACCCGCCATTAATTCGGCCTCATAGAGCGTTCATGTCTGCGCTGCATATCGGCTTCAATCCCGCCCATAATTGCATCCTCTGTTGCCGCGCTTTCCTTACTGTCTGTAATGTTGGATTGATGCCGGGCGCGCGCTTCGCTCAAATCGGTGTTTCTATCCTCATAATATGCCGCGAAATGATTAGGCCGGAAATAGCCCGGATATTGATAAACAACGCCGCCGCTTGAATATGACACCAGATAGCGCGGCGGTTGCCCCGCCTTCACGTCCTGTTCTGTTGCCAAGGACGGTTCCAAAAATATCTTGCCATGGTCGAAATGTTTTTCGGACGCCTCTCCAGTTACGGGATCATATTCGGAGGAATAACCGTCAGTCCGTAGGATTTCCTCTATTTGCGTTCCAATCCATTCATGATTTCCATTGATCGGAGCATATGTTCCCTCGACCGGGTAGCGTACAATTTTCTCATTTCCGGCGGAGGTATAATTTGAAACGCCATACCGTTTTGAAAACGTCGCATCGGTCATTTCTTTTGCTAGTTCCAAATCACCGTTGGCTTTAACCACATTATTTTTGAACAAATCCCGATATTCAGAAACTGCGAAAGCCTCTATGTTCTTGTCTCGGAATTCTGGATCAAATCCGAAAATCTCAGGATCAAGAGCGCTGGAGATTTGATCAGCATCGATATCCTTAATTGCGTCCTTGACTGTTTCCGATGCCAGCAGCGCCTCACGTTCCCTGCGCTTTTCTGGATCGTTCATTTCAAGTAATTGCTGGCCTGCTTCATCATGCGTCGATCCCAGATTATCCGTTAGATGCCGATAGGTAATCGCGGCCTTTTCCAATTCATCACCATTGGGAGCGGCAGATAATCCATTCGGATCTTGCGCATAGAGCCTTGCAGCCAGCGCCGCAGCCGTTGCCACGCTGTCGGATTCCTTGCTACCCAGACCCCGGCGCAATTCATTGACTGCAGATGGTGGAACAATTCCTGATTTGCCATAAACATAATCCAATGCATTACGCGCGCCCGGATCAGACATAACACTTGCACCGCGTGTCATTTGATCGAATGCAAGGCCAACGCCTTTTTTATCGTCGGTATCATATGGATTCAGCGGCGCGCCCACATCGAGCTTACCTCTGTATTCCGACGCTATGCGCTTGTCTTTCTGCTCGCTATCCAGAGAGTTAATCAATTGCGCCTTGTCAGCATCGGCCAAAGGACTAGAGAGAATTGATTGATGTGTTACCGCACTATCACCGGTAGCAATACCGAGCTGAAAAGCACCCTTGACATTTGCCATCGCGGCAGTGTTTGCAGATTTTTGCGATGCGATCAAAGACGCCAATTCACTTTCAGCACCTTGTTGCAGGCTTAAAATATCTTCTGCCGTCATACCTGCAAATCGTGGATTATCTGCGAAATCAGTCTGGTTGCTTGCTGTAATACCGGCCTCACCGCGAATAATAGCCGCCTCTTTTGACCGTCTGTTAGAATTTACTCCGTCGTTGTGGCCTTTGAGTTTTTCAACTGAATTCGCAATAATGCGCAAATCACCCGTTTTCACAGCACTGACTACATTACCTGGCAGCGACCCATAATTGTAAGCGATGGAAATCAGGGCTGCACGGGCATTTTCAGGAAGCGACGACCATTCTTTGCCCCCGATTTGTTTAATCGCGGCCTCTTCAAACTCTTTTGTGCGCCGGACCAAATCCCTCTCGCCATCAGCGCGGGAAATCTTATCGCCCTTGTTGACCTTGTGAATTGAACCATCAGCTTTTGTGATTGTGTCCGAGCCGTAGCCGGTCCGGTGCGCACCAACATCGTAATAAGTCCCAGACCGAAAGCCCTCAAACTCCCTCAGGAGGGACACAGCACGCGCTGATGCGTCGCCGGTGTCATTATCCTGCGTAACCCCTAGTTCGCTCGCAGCGCCCTCAGGGTCGGATTTAATGCGTGATTTGTAATAACTTTCATTGAGCATCTTAACCGCATTATCTCGCGCAACCTCCTCCTGTTCCGGTGTCATCCATTGCTTTGCGCCTTCCATGTCGTCCATAGCGCGCGCAAAAACTGCATCATATTGGCTTGGATCATCCAGAATCGCGCGTGAATGCGTAGTCATGGCATCCGTTAAATCACTTGCGCGCCCGGCCAGAGCAGCATCAGCCTGAAACGTGGCTGCATTCGTGGTTTGGCGTGCGTCCTCCTCAAATGACCATGAATCAAACATCTGTTGAGCACGTTCAGAAGGAGCGGTTCCCAGATGTTGTTGCCGTGTTTGTTCAAGATGCCCGCGCACATTATCAACATGACCATCGGCGTTGCCCGTGGCGGACTGGCTGGCCTCTCTATTGTAGCGCTGCATTTCCATTGCGGTTTCAGCGCGTGCTTTAGAAAACCAACTATCATCAATTGAAGCATTGACCTTTGCCAGATATTCCTCAGATTTAGCCTTGACCGTAGCGCCCGCATTTTGCGCGGCATGGCCTGCACCTTCCAAAGCACGACCAGGTGCAGAGAAGGAGCCAGCGCTTGCAAAAGAACCCGTACTACCGCCGCTTAAACCTTGCGAGCGGTCATAAACTGGAAAGCGCGGCATGATTAATACCTCGCCTGATTAAGAGGTTCATAAGCGCCGGGTTTTATTTCCATGCCCCCGGCCATTTTGCCAAAGCCCGAAAGCAGAGAAGTTGCGGCGCCTATATTGCCTGCCTTGCGGGCGGCACGCCCTTCAGCCCTGAATAGATTTGCATCGTTCATTGAAGCCGCCGCCGCAGTATCGCCGCCATAAAGCCGCGCTAGAACATCGCGCTCGCCTTGCGCTTCCGTATCGCCCAGAACGGCAACAGGCGTACCGACGCCCACATCAACACCGCTTGCCGCCATGCCGGCCTCTTGCGTCGCCCGGATTTTATCCTTGCGTTCATCAATCAGCCCCGCATCATATGAAGCGCGTTGTTTTTCAGCCGAGGCGTTATTTTCAGCCACCTCAGCGTTATATTGCGATGTGGCTTGCGCCGCGTTGCCTTGCTGGATAGAGCCAACTGCCGCCGCAACAGTTCCCGCCGCACTCATTACCGTTCCCAGAGTGGAGGCAATCGCCGTCATGGATATGGGATCAACAAAACACATTAGCCGGAAACCCTCATTTCAAAGATCATGCCCAGAATATGGAAAGGCACATGCTCTGTATGTTCAACTTTAATTCGCTTATCACGACCCCACGCTTGCGACACTGGCACCCGAATATCACCGGTAAATAATGTTGCATCATCGTATTCGAGACTTTCCAGCGTGCCATCAGTTGGCCCCACCTTGCCGCCTTGGGCGCGGTTCATACGCATGTAAACTTCAGACGTATGGCCCTTGCGGGTTTGTGCCGTGCCGCCAGCAGCGCCAGCCTCAGGGGAGAGCGTTTCAAGTGTGGACGTATAGGCATAGCCAACGCACGCCGTAGTGACCGCCGTATCTGTGGTAATTGCCCCGCTTGCGACCGTGTATGGCCCCTGCACGCCCGCATCTGACCAAACCTTGACGCTTTCACCTTCCAGATGGTCCAGACCACTCAGCGCAGTTGTGGATGATCCGGAATAATTCAAATGACAATCCAGAAACGTTGCATCATCTAACGCGCCAGTATCAACAAGCCCGCGTGATAGCCGCTCGATATAGCGCACATCAGCGCCGTCCACTTCACGCTTAACCACAAGCCAGACTTCATCATAGCTTGAGCCTGGAATAGTCGCCACGCTTTCAACCGTAACGCCCGCTCCGCCCAGAGTATGCCCATGGAACGCTACTACATCCTGATCGCGCTCGTATGTCATGCCGCTTAATGCGCCGTCATCAGTGACAATCCAGACAACACTATCGGGGTTTTGCTGATAGGCCATTTCCTTAACGCCTTGGCGCAGGAAGTGCTCGGATAAAATGCTTAATTCTTGCGAGCTGTAGCCGTCGCTTTCAAACGAATATGCGATTTCTCGAATGTCTTTTTTAAAATATCCGGCATAAACCAGAACATTACCAATCCGCACCGGCTGCACATCGCTGGCGCCGTAGGAGCTTTCACGCTTTTGCAAAAGGTTGGTTGGAGAAAACGCACCAGTTGATGTGTTGGGGCCAAGTGTACGCATGGCGGCAGATGTACCAAGAAAGAGATTTGTCCCCTCAGCAATCCATTTAATGTCATTCACACTATCAGAACGAACAGTGGCGGTTATTGCGTCAGTATCAAGTAGCGGATCAGACACGCCAAAATCTTCAAAGGCATCTGTTTGACTTATCCAAACGGTTTGCGGCTGGTTGGCCGTGTTTGCGTATGCAATGCGCCCCTCATAGAATGAAACACAAGACGGCCACCCCGTAGCCTCTGACCATGCGCCAAGACGCCACGTATTGAGCGCCCTGGCATCAGGTAGTGCATGACCGTAAATCGTGGCTGTCATTACAGTGCTGGATGAATAGGCCACCAGATCAACCCAACGCCAAATACCGTCAGAGCCAAGAATACGCACGTGCCGACCCACATCAGAGGCGCTAAACCCCGCGTCGCTATTAATGCCTGTAACGCCGGACGCTGTGAAATTTGCCGCTGTTTGGCCCGCGCCAGCCTCATGAAATCCTATTTCGCCGATTTCTGAATTGGTCGCATCGCCATCAACATTCTGCCAATTAAGCCTATGATAGCGATATGCAGTCTTATTGTTAATTTCATAAAAGCGCGTTTCGCCCTTAAACCATCCGGTTTCGCCCTGCTGGCTATCAAGTGTAACCCACGTTGAAGCATTGGTTGATCCCTCGACTGTCCATATGGTTGGGGTTCTATTTGTTTCAATGGTTGACGTGGCCGTAAGCCAGTAAGCATCAACAACAGCGCTATTGCCAGAGCCTAGATCATATCTAATCCAGCCTTCCGTAACGCTCGCCCCCCATGATCTATTTTTGTCTATGTCAAACGCCTTCCAGGCATCGCCGTTATTATTTGACGCGGCGCAGGTCCCGCTAGGGTTGCTTGTATTGGTCATCGAGGGTGTTAGAGACCCGCGCCCGGTAGGCGTGAAGTAAGACCCGTCTGTATTGATTTCTAAAAATGGCCCGTCCTCAAACGGAACAATCGAAAGCGTAAAACTTGTTGCACTATTTCGCACCAGTTTGCGCGGTGCATAGGAATGATGCGCCATGTATAAAACGTCAGCAGATTGTGCAAATTGAATTTGCGGCAGATCATCCTCAGTATAAGGCGAGGCGACTTCAACCGCAGTGCCATCAACGACCTGCCCGCCATTGGTGTAAAATCTGATATATTCATCGCCAAATTCCAGAATATAGGACTGTGTGCTGGAATAAATAAATGGTATCAAACGCGTTTTAGTCGCGCTGGTTTTAGTCTCAGCAATATATTCAGTGCCGCCACGTTTTCTTGCACCGCCAAAGCGCTGGACAACAAAGTTTGTTATGTCCTTGCAGCCGTTGGCATACTTGGCAATATCAACACGTGCGAGCAGAAGCGGCGATAATTCGCCGGCTGAAAAATTGGTCTGGATAGGATTAACGCTTGGCATCTTTAAACCCTCGCATCAATCCATGTGCTGGCTTCAAAGTTGCGCGGTGTACCCTCCCGCGCATCCATTGTTCTAGCATCTCTGATTTTCCGATTGTAAAGCGTCCATGATTGCTCCGTCAGGCTGGAATTATCTGTTAGATAAAAGCAGATTTCAGCCGAGAGGCGCGCGCCGAATACATCATTAAACATATCGTCGAATTCGGCTTCCGTCTGCGCATCATAGATATATTCAACCCAGATTTCGCCTTCATCGGTGTAAATGTAGCCTTGCTCTAACCGCCAGGTATCAATCTCTAATTCATTGACGCGCAACACGCGGAGATTATCAGACGGTACAGCAAAGCGATAAGCAAAGTCCTTTGCTATATAGGCATAGGCCGAACCCGCAGAGGAATAAGCGCTATAGGCCGAGCTATCTATGCCGGATAGCTCAAAGTTATTCGTTGCCTGGTTGGCAACCGTGTATGTTTTGCCGTTAATTGAGGACATGCCGATAACGCCATCGATATAAATCACATCAGCGTCAGCGAACCCATGAGCCGCAGATGTAACAACCGGAGGACTTGCCGCAGTAATTGCGGTAATCGTGCGGATTGTATCACGCGTTAGGACCGCCTTTTTAGTGGCGAATTTCCATTGATGCGAGCGAAGCAATGACTTCCTGATAATATCATAATTGGTGTAAAACCACCGGCTGGCCTTGTTACCACTGGCCGAGAATGCGCCCGAAATCGGATCATGCCCAATACGAGATAATGCAAGGTTTGCGATATTCAGATCAGTTGCCATAAATCACCCCGTTTAAAAGTGAAAAGGCGGAGCCGAAGCCCCGCCCGTTCTGTTTAATCAAGCACGTACATAAAATAACCGACAAGATCATCACCAATAACAATGGCGACATCCTGAGTCGTTGCACGAAGGACAACACCGTCCTTGGATTCGAACACCTTGGTTCCACCCGCCGCCAGAGTGGCGGAAAGCGTTACAAGTAGCGAACCATCACGAAGGCCAACAGCATCAACGTCGATTGCATCTGCAATGCCATTAGGATCAGCAACAACGGTATCGCCGTCCTGCCCTGTGTATGCATCCCAGCCCAAATCAAGCGTCGCGCTTGCTGTGGTCCAATTGACATACATAAACGAAGACCCCAACAAAAGCCGGACACGGCCTGCTGGGAGCTTACACAGTGCAACCGAAGACGTAGCGTCACCGGTTGCAACCTGATCATGAGTGAAGAATGCAATACGCACCCGCCCATGTTGTTCAGCTGTTGAGTTTGCGACCACAGGAGATGCGGTTACGTTTGTATACTCCGTGGACTTTTCAGTAGTAACAGTCATTTTCCATGTTCTCCTTTACGCGCCAGGACCAGCGGAAATATCACACTCGATATATCCAACCTTGGTTTCTTCCATGCGGGTTGCCCCAATTGTCATGGAATAGAAAACCTGTGTGGCGTAGTTTTTGTCATCACGTTCCGAAATCTTACCAGTCGGGCTTTTACCCACGCCAAGCTTGATGCCGGATTTGCAAAAAAACAAAACCTTATCATCTGAGTTTGTATCAGTGCCAATGCGCTCTGAATGAACGAAGTTGAAGCCCATAAAGGTACTGATTTGACCCTGCACAAGCGCTTTAACGCTGGCATAATCAGACGAAGTTGCCTTTGTGGAATTCAGCAATGATGCCTTCTGGCGTGCGTTCCAAACAATGCAACGCGATTCATCCGGATCGACTTCGTTTGCTTCCAGAAGTTTCTGAGCTTCAATGATTTTGGCAACGTTCATACCAAGATCAGCCGCAGAAACACCCACATCACGGGTTTGAACATCAACAATCATGCTTGCGCTGAATGCTGTGGATGTGGACCCATCGGTTCCGGTGTATGCCGTGCCATCAGCCGCAGCGATGATAACATCATCAATTGAGCGCCCCATAGCATTAGCCGCCGCCATTGCATATTCTGAAGTTGGATCAATCAACATGCGAAGCTTGTCTTCGTTGTCAATCAAGTCTGCCCAATCATAATCTGCAATAGATACACGACGACGCAAGTGCGGAGTGTCCACACGTGGCGTATCGGCATGGCGTGTGGTGCGAAGTTGAGCGGCAGTAGCGCCGATCTGTTCAAAGAAAGCGTTTTTACCTGTTACGCTTTCCTCAGTGACATAAGCACGAAGACGTGAGCCTTTTTGCTGTGCCAAGTGAGAGACGTTTGCCTTGTATTGCTCGACAAACGCCGTGGTGATTTCCAGAGACATGTGTCTCCTCCTTTTGAAATCTTTTCGGGGAAATGTTTGTTTGTCGGCTAGTTATCCGCAGATGCGGGCTATCCTCGGTTTAACGCCTCGTTGGCGGCATTCTTTCCGGCTGTCTTTGCAGGGCCTTTCGGCTTATCTGCTATGCGTGGCTGGCGATGTTTTGTTGTCGTGCCAATCACGAATTCCTCTAAGGCTTTCGCCCGTGCAATAAAAAGCCCCGCGTCCATATCTGGTGCAGGGTCTTTTGGTATTACCAGCTTCAGACATTCCAGTCTGATTAACTGATCATCCAAATCGGCGCTCATATAGCTGTGTCATTTCCTTAACGCGCAAAGCATGGTCTGAATGCGAGCTGTCAGTTAATGCCTCTTTATGAGATGTTCGGAAGCTTGCAATCTGAGAATCCAGATCGCCTGGCGTTGGCTCATTCAGCCCTTCGCCGATTAATTCCTTTTCACCAATGAGCTTTTTGCCCATTTGATGCGCAGCGCGAACCAAGGCAGGATGATTGCCAAGACCCTTTTCATCAAAAACCGCTGTTAGTTCATCACCAAACAATTGATTAATGGCACGGCCTGCAATCTGTGTATTTTGATCATATGCCTTGCCCCATTCTTTTTTAAGCGCGGCCTCACTTTCGGACATTGCTTGCGCTTGCTGATCAGATGCCAGCTTTGTGGCGTCCATGTTTTCCATAACGCCTTCGCCGACCATCTTCATCAATTCAGTGCGGACCGCCGCCGCTTGACGCTTATCAAGTTTGGCTTCATGAAGAATACCAGACAGGCGACCGTCTAACGCTTCATCGTATTCCATACCTTCAGGAACATCAGCCGGAGCTTCAAACCCGTACCCCTTGGCTTCTTCAGGCCATCCCGCCGCCTTATACCAGCGTTCAAGGCTTTCGTCGTCGCCATCTTTTGGAACCGTCACCTTGTCAGAGCCGAGCATTTTCTCAAGATTGGTGTAGGATTTAGCAAGCCCCTCGACCGTCTCAAACTTGGATAGTGAGGCGCTTTCTTTCATATCATCCGGCAGACCATCCCGCCATGATGCGGTATCGCTTGGCGTGGCTGGCGTTGCCGGGGCGTCAGGTGTCGCAGGTGCAACGTTATCCGCATCAGCGGGCGTTTCAATTGCTTCGGGGTCCATTATTCATCGTCCTTTGTTTGCAGCCCGCGCAGGCGTTCCATTTCAGCCTTGAAAGCGCTTGGCTTATTGGCGATCAGTGCGACCAGTTCAAGAGCAACCGAGCGTTGCCCCTCGTTAAATGCTGTTTTGTATGGATCAGAGGAAAAACTATTGTGGTAAACATGGCAAAACTCGAACAGATATTCTAACAGCCGTTCGCCCTCTAACGTGCCATTAACAAACTTTGCATCGCGTGAGAGTTGAACCTTATCCGTCATGTACGGCCTGCCGCATCGGCATCAGCCAGAGCCCTTGTACCTTGCCCCATTTTCGCATAAGCATCAGCCGCCGCGCCCATAGGCTCGATCATTTGTGCCGCTTGCTGTTGCTGTTGTTTGGCCTCGAATTCGGCATCATCCAGAACGATATCAGGATCAACGCCCATTTCATTTGATACCCAAGGCATGAAGTTTGCACCGTCAAAACGTGCCATGACTTCAGGCGCAAAGGCAGCGACCTGCCCGGCCGCCTGCAACATGTTTAAAGCGCGTTGTACTTTCTGCCCGCGTTGAGCAAGAGCAATGGGCGAAACATATTCAACAACCCACTCATGCCCGTCTAATTCTTCAGGCTGTGGCGGCAGATTGCCATTGCGTGACATAATACCAAAAACACGCGAGATGATAGGCCCCAGCAATTCAGATTGCATGCGACCTAGAATAGGCCCTAGAAGGCGCATTCGCTCTTCAGTACGCTGCATAACCTCAGTTGCGGTCATATCCGCGTCACCTGCCATTTGCAGTTGATCCACAAAGAACACAGACATAATCCGATTGCGTAAATCCTGCATCATTTCCAAAGACAGCGGAATGTTGCCATTTGTAACAATAGGCCTGATTTCATATTCGCCGCGAATGAAGTTTAGCCCGCCAGGATAGGTGCGCAGTGGACCAACCAAACCATCATCGGGGACGGCCAACGGCGGGTCAACAATCTTTTGAGCCGCCTTAATGGTGGTTTTCATCATCTCTTGAAGCATTTTAATATCAGCAAGGGCCGTCATGGCTGGCGATCGGCCATATATTTCACCAGATGCAACCGACCACCGCGCCGCCGCAAATGGGAATTCCTCAAAGCCACCCTCTGTTAGCTTGTGTTTGTCTTTCTTCTCAAGATACACAGATGCAAAAGGAAAATTCTTGTCATCCTCCATATCTGGATCAGCATCAGAGCGCGGATAAACAGCATGAAGTAAATCAACGCTTTCATCCAGTTTGCCATCTGCATGTTTCTTGCGTATTTCCTCGGAGCAATCATCGCCCCACTTTTGAACGCATTGACGCACGGTCATGGTAAAGGCGCGTATGACTGTATCAACCTTGCCGTTTGCGTTGGTATCGAGAACGCACTCGCCAAGAAAGCGCGTTTGGAACAGAATATCTTTCTCGTTCTCACCGATGAACATTACGCCTGTACCGAATGAACCGTAATCCAGATACAATTCGTGCAAGCTACTTGTAACGGCAGAGCGCGGGGAATGCATTTTGGCAAACATCAAATCTTCTACATTCGACAGCCAGTCTTTTACCGCGTCATTCTGGCTTAGTTTTTCGTCCTCCATTTTAAGAGAGAACCAGCGCGAAGCCGGATTTGTTGCCATTCCATGCAGGCCAGCCGCGAGCATTTCATTTGCATAAATGCCCGTGCCGTCAAAAATCTTTGTCCCGCGCTTGTCGCCCGTTGTCCGTGTGACATTAAATTCAGCCTTGCGCGGAAAGACGTATTCGGCAATCTCCTGCCATTGTGATTCCCACGTACCGCGACCGCTTTTAAGCGTGTCGAAGCGCTTGCAAAGAGCCTCAGCGTTCAGCATCTATTCGCCCAACAACCGTTTTTTGGAAGCCGAGCTTGCAACTTCGCCATCACTCAGCCGGGAAATGATTGAGCTTTGACGTGTACCCGCACGGCCTTGCCGTTTTTTGGAATAGCTCGCAGCATCAAATGATGCCTCATTGGGATCTGGTGGCGGTGGTGCCGGTTGTGGTTTGGGCATTTTAGGGGCAGACATGCACATTATTGTTTTCTCCATGCAAATTGAATATAATCGGACCCGTCACAGCCAAAGCCGTGCAGCACGCCCTCAGCTTTTGCGCCGCAGGACCGTAACCAGTTATGAGCATCGAAATGATCTTCACGGCTTTCGCATTGTATTCGGTGACAACCGCGTTCCATGAGTGTTGGCTTTAGAACCCGCAAGCCCCAACGAGTTTGACGAAGGCAGGCTTTGCCCCAATCATTAGTGCCGTAGGACCAGACAGACCAAACGCCAGGATGGATAGGACTTGCGCCTACTATCGATGCGGGCTTGCCGTTGACATGCTCAATGTTAGCCACACCAAGCGCCGAGGCAATGACGGTTTCATAAGCAATTACACTTGCAGTTAGATGCCCGCGCACGCCATAAATCTCTTGTTTGTCAGCTTCCCGCATATTGAAGCATAGATATTCAACCTCGTTGCGGAATGAACCGCTGAAAGCTGAATTCGCGGGTTTTAAAATGGCTGGTACTCCATGCCCGAAGAGGCTTGTTTTCTACGGATATCCCGCGCCATATCTTCAACCGCGAAAGGATCATATTCCTGAATTGCAACGGATTGCTTGCGAAAGTCTGTTCGCTTTCGGTCCTCAATCAGCCCCGGATATAGCTCAGTCATAGCCCACACCAGCGCATCCATGCGATCTGGCGAATAACCTTCCGACTTGCGGTCAAAGTCTGCCGTAAACTGGCACATTTGGTCTTCTAACTCACCGAACTCACCGACATGACGCACACGGCCACGCGCATAAAGCGCCGCGACAGGTTCCGCCCGAATGTATTTGCCGCGTGTTGCCTTAACCAAGGACACAGGCACATCGGGATTTTGCGCATGAATGACCTCCGACACCATTTCACCGCCCTGATTAGCCTCAGCTATAATCCGATCAGCCTTGTAATAATGATATAAGTGGATTGCCTGTTTGGCCCATTCATCAGGTTTGTAAACGCCGGAGCCATCCGCCAGGACATAGCCTAAGCCGGTTCCGTCAATTGCAGCCCCGATTATGCCTGTCTCGTTCGACCCGTCATGACTTGAAATAGCGGGATCAATAGCAACCACAATGCGCCGGAAGTCTGGCAGGTCCGTTTCATCTCTTGCGTAAAACCTATTGTTATCAATGTTTGCGCGGGTCCATAGAGCGTCCGTACTATCGCCCGAAAACTTGCCTTCAAAGAATCGCGCCCGTTTCGCTTTTGGAAGGAATTTCAATCCTTCGATATAAGCCGGATCGAGGTTTTCAGCGTTGTCTTGCGGGTTTGCAACGCCCCACACGTACTGATCTCGGTTAACAGGCTGTTTGCCTATCGGCTCAATGCCCTGAACAAACAACTTGTATGACCAATGAGATTGAGTAGTTGGATTGAGGTCCACATAGCATTTGTGCGGCAGGTACTCACCCTTGCCAGTTGTTACACGCACCCTTTGCGCAAGGCGCGTCATTAGTGTGGAAAAACTATCATACGAAACCTCAGAGGCTTCATTGACGTATATTGTGGCAAATTCCTTGCCTAGAACTTTATCAACACGTTCTTTGTCATCCAGGCCGGAAAGCCAGACCTCAGAGCCGTTGGAAAACTCAAAATAGCCATCTTGCTCACGCCATTTGTAAGACGCGGTAGGATAAGCCAATTCCATGACCTTTGGAAATGTATCTTTAGCAATGGATTGTTTAACTGAGACGTTTGTTTTTCTAAACAGACCGTGGCGCGATCCAGACGCCCGCAGCGCCCGTGTGGCAATGGCATAGCAGAGCAAAAACGTTTTGCCGGAGCGTGAGCCACCATAGATCAGAATGTGCCGCGCCGCGTCTCTTAGCAGCACTTGAAGCTCAATCTGCTTTTCAGTCAGGGCGAACCCGGTCAAAGGTCTTCCGCATCCTTGGCAATGACAATAGGCTGAACAGTCAATTCAATTTCCTGCTTGTCGCCGTATTTCTTAGGCCGAAGTTTGCCAGCCATCCATTTGCGAGCATCAATGCGCAGCCTGGAGCGCTGGACGTGTTCACCATTCAAAGCCCAACCGGACCCGCCGTCGCCCTCGCGCGCCATCCAATCATTGCGCCCGTCGTCTGATATTTTAAGTATTTCGTCAAAAAGAGCATCAGCCTGGGATTCTCGAGCGCGCGTGTATCTGTCGCGAAAGGCCTCGTTTACATCCAACCAGCGATAAACCGTTGCAGCGTGTGGCAAGTGCTTATCATCGCAAATTGATACCAGGCTTTCACCGGCAGCGAGCCGCGAGCAAATGGCGAATGCAGTCCTTTCGCTATATGATGACGGTCTGCCCATGATTTACCCTGAAATTAATTTAATTTAGTTGTTGGCTTATACAATTAGATTGTATATATATAATACATGAAGCGAGGGGATAGCCCCTAGCAAGGTAGGAGACCTAAGCAATGACTTTCACAGTTTACAAATGCGATAAAATTGAACGCGGTTGCGTGCCAGAGAATGAAACAAAGGTTCAGACTGTGGCAACTTTTAGAGAAGCACATGACATATGCTATAAACTAACAGTTACCGACATTTTT